GGATCTATCTACTGCATTATCTGCTGTAGATAAGGTTGGATCTGTACCACCTATAAATTTAAAGTCTGCGTGATAAGCCATTGTACCACTTCCTCCATCTTGAGTTAAGAAAATACTACCTGTTTGTCCTGTTCGACAATTAATAGGTTGAGCTAAAGTATGAGCTGCAGTTACACATGTGCTAAAGTTTTGACATAAACCAAAGTTTAAAGATACAGATGTTACACCATTAATAGCTGTTGCACATACAACTGCTGCTGCACTTTTTGTTAATTGTAATTGTCCTTCTAAACTTGTATCACCTGATACTCTAACAGTACCTAAGAAACCTGAATTACCTGTTATTGTTGTAGTACCTGTTATTTTAGCAGTACCTACTAATTGTGTATTACCTGATACACATACATCTCCATCAAATTCTGCTTTACCACCAACAACTAATATACCTTCTAATGAAGTATTCGTTGATACTCTAAATGTACCTCCTACACCTAGATTACCAGTTATAGTTGTATTGCCTGTTATAGTTGCAGTACCACCTACAGTTAAATTACCTACAAGAGTTGTATTTCCTGATACACATACGTCATCATCAAACTCTGCTTTTCCAGCAACTGTTAATGTAGATGCTAAGTTTACTGCACCTCCAACAGATAAAGCACCACCTATTGAGGCAGCTCCAGCAACTGTTGCAGTTCCTCCTATATTTATATTACCTGATACAGATGCATTACCTGCTACATCTAAAGTACTTCCTAAACTTACAGCACCTGTTATAGTTGTTGTACCTCCTACAGCAAGATTACCTACTAATATAGTATTACCACTTACACAAACATCACTATCAAATTCTGCTTTACCTCCTACAACAAGTGTAGTTCCTATACTTACGGCATCTTTTAAATGAGCTTCTCCTGCAACACTTAATGTTGAACCTAGTTGTACAGCACCTGCTATTGTAGTATGACCTCCAATATTCATATCACCAGAAACAGATACATCTCCATCAAAAGTTCCATTACCTATAACTGTAACTGTACCACCTACATGTAGATTACCACCTACTGTAGCATTATTAACTGATATGTTTCCTGTTATATCTACAGGTACATTAGTTAAATTAGCTCCATCACCATAAAAAGCACTAGCACAAACTTTAGCATTAGCAGCTTGAACATTAGCACCAGATATAGTAACTGTTCCTCCAACTACTAATCCACCTGATACAGATACATCATCTTCAAATTCTGCTTTGCCTGTTGTATTAGATGTTCCACCTATAGATGTATTTCCTGCAACATCTAATGTGCTTCCTAATGATACAGCACCTGCTATAGTTACATGACCACCAACATTTATATCTCCAGATACTGAAACATCTCCATCAAATGTAGCATTGCCTGTAGCCATAAATGTACCACCAATAGATGTATTACCTGCTACATCTAATGTACTACCCATACTTACTGCACCTGCGATAGTAACATGACCTCCAATATTCATATCACCAGAAACTGATACATCACCATCATATGTTGCATTACCTACAACTGTAAGAGTACTTCCTACATAAAGTGTTCCACCTACTGTAGCATTATTAACTGATATATCACCACCAATTGACATTGTAACACCAGTTAAATTTGAACCATCTCCAAAGAATGCTGATGCACATACTTTAGAACTAACATGCACATCACCTTTTACAGTTACATTACCTCCAAGACTTACATTACCTGCAACATCTAATGTGCCACCTACAGAAGCATTACCTGAAACTCTAACAGCTCCTAAAAATCCTGCTGTGCCTGATACTGTAGCAGTACTTAATAAATTAACTGCACCACCAATAGATGTTGCACCTGCTATCGAAGCTGTTGATTGTAAATGTGTAGCTCCGACAACTGTAACAGTACTTGCAAAACTACCAGCACCTGCTGCATGAAAAGCTCCACTTACAGTTGCAGTAGATGCAAAATGTGCTGCACCTCCTACACTTAATGCTCCACCTATAGATGTAGCTCCTCCTATTGTTGCTGTATTAGCTACAACTAAACTTGATACAGATATATCACCACCAATAGACATAGTAACACCTGTTAAGTTAGAACCATCTCCATAATATGCAGAAGCACAAACTTTATCTGTTACTTGTAAATTACCTGAAACAGAAGTATCATTTTCAATACCTAACTTACCTGCAATTTTAACAGCATTTGTAGCAACTTTAATTGCTGTATTAGTACCATCACCTGTTTGTATATTTGTTAAAGATGCATCAACACCTGTATTACCAGATGTATCTATTTGTAATAATTTTTTATATGTAGCATTAATTAAGCTGTTTGATAAATCACTCATACTGTATCCCACTTTCTATTATCTGGATCTGGTACATCATTCCATGTAATATTAGCCAATGCCCAAATTAAATTTCTACCACCATCATCAGGTCTTGGATTTTGAATTGCAGGGTTATCTCTTACATTTGGAACTTTATTTTGTGGATGATTTTTAAGATCAAATGCACCATCAAAACATGTTGGACAATTAAGCATTCCGTAACTATTTAATTTCATTACTCTATGTGGATATACAAAACTGCATGAATCGCACATAGCTTTTGCATTTTTATTACTTGCCACTATACATACCTATATCTTGGTTTAATAAGTAAACTTGCTCTTTCTCTATCTTCATCTAAAGCACGAGCTAATTTTTCTTCATAATTTGCTTTTAACATAGCTATACGATCCATTGGTAGACCACTTCTTTTCATAGATAAATAATAAGATAATCCACATGTTAATGCTGGCAAAAATCTTACAGGTGAATCTGCATTTTGATCAGCAGATTTATTTACATCTTCTACTTGACGTATAGCTTCTATTTGTAAAGTATCTGTTGTATTATCAGGAAGGGGCCACACATAAATTTTTGGATTAGCTAAATCTCTTTTAACAGTAAATTGTGTTGGTCTACCTGTTTGTGTTTTATTTGGTATATTTAAATATTCTTCAAAAGATATTCTTTGTAATTCAATATCTGTTGAATCTCTTCTTAAATTAATTTGTAAAGCATCTGTTGTAGAACTTGAAAGATCGTATGTTCCTAAACTTGTTGATACAGTTACAGCAGTTGTATATGTTTTCCATAATAAAATCCCTCTGTTTTGCCAATCGTTTAACATTAAGTTAAGTGATCTTCTAGCAGATTGAGGTGTATGTCCAAGAGTTTGTTCACCACCAATCATTTCAGTAGCTTCTTGAATTACTTCATCTATATCTAAATTAAAATTATATGTACCTGATGTTGCCATTATATTAACCTTTAATCATACATAGATGCAACTAAAAGAGAACCACCATGTTTAGCAGCAAATGTTTTTACATTTGTGGGTTTACCTCCTACACCTTGTTTCTTTGATCGTTTTCTTTGTACTGCTGATTTTCGTTGTGATGCTGTCATACGTTGAGCTTTTGCTTTAGGCACACATTTAGGATATTTACGTTTAGAACCTTTAGCTTTTTTTCTACCACAAGGTTGAAACTTACCATCTTTCTTAGGAGCTCCTATATCTACCCATTCTTCATTGACCCATTTTTTTAATGCACCACCTTCTTTTGCTTTTACTTTTCCTTTACAAACTTTTGATGCATACATATTAGCATAAGCTGATGGATATACATCAAACTTTCTTTTAGCTGCAGCTTTACCTTTAGGACATAATTTAGCCATTTAACATTTCCACCTTCTACGTGCTTGTCGTAATCTTGAGTTAGGATTCTTAGCTGCTTTAGGAAACTTCTTCATTTGCCCTGCAGATCTTGCACAGTAACTTGTTCTTCTCTTTGCATCTTTACTTCCTGGTTTAGGTGATCCTGTTACAGCAGTTTGTAAGTTACTACCAGGATTTTGTGCTCTATATCTTTTAACACCTGCTGTAGTCATACCAGCACCAGCTTTAGTAGGTCGTTTACCTCCACTACTAATAGTAATACCTTTCATATTACTTTGTTTACGTTTAGTTTTAGGTCCTGTACCTCTACCCATTATTTTTTAACTAAGCTCCCACCAAAATATAAACCAATTATTGCTGACATT